CTGGATGCACATGTGTTTCATGGTTTATCAACACCTTCCATATCAACGGTGTGAGCACCTTGCTGAGTCGCTTGGTATTCAAGCACAGTCGTGTGCCCTACAGTGATTTCTACGATGAACTGTTTGAGTTCATTCAACAAGATCCCTGGCTGCATCAAGAACAGCAACAGGTGCGTGAGTACTATCGTAACTGGATGACCACTGGACGTATCAATCATCCTGACATTGGCATTGAAATACACGGCTGGAATCTCATACACAGAACCATCTTGAACATGCATGTGGAACAGCAGTACAACGGTATTTTTGATCTGCTGGAACGCTTTATGGCACGATACAACTTGCCTGCAGACCTGTTGGACAGTATCATGCGATTCCAACGACGCTACCTTGTGGCCTATGACAGCATGAACACTTATCCGCAGACACTGGACCTTGACTACAACATCTGGGAATATCTAACATTTGATCATGACCTAGTGCAAGAGCCCAGTCAGTATTGTCTAGAGTTTCCTGAAGACAAGTCCATGAGCTTTCCCAAGTTCCTGGAGTTGTTTTACTTTGCACGAAGAAGAAACTTTGGCAAGACCACAGTGGATCGCGTGGGTCAGGTCAGTAATCAAGCACGTCGAGGAGACGGTGCAGCACGAGCTAAACTAGCGGCCTGATGTCAAGACTGTTTGCATTTGGCTGTAGCTTTACCAACTATCGCTGGAGCACCTGGGCAGATTGTTTAGCGCCAGAATTTGACAGTTTTGAAAACTGGGGGCAAAGTGGTGGTGGCAATCACTATATCTTTAACTCTGTAATGGAAGCAGATCAACGGCATCATTTTGGTGCCGGAGATACTGTGATAGTGTGTTGGACCAGTTTCACACGAGAAGATAGATATGCGGATGGGCGTTGGCACACGCTGGGCAACATGTTTACCTGCCCCATCTACAACACAGAATATTTAAAAACACATGTGGATGAACGAGGCTATCTCATGAGAGATCTAGCATTCATAAAAGCAACAAAAACATTGTTGGAATCACGTTTGGATCTGTCTTGGAAATTTTTATCAATGGTTGATGCTGGTACTGTTAATAATGCACAAGATGTTACTGAACTTTACCAAGATGTGATAGATTTGATTGCGCCAAGTTATTATACTGTACTATTTAAAGGCAGGTGGCCGGATCGAGCCAGTGACCCGCATCCTAGCCCTGCGGAGCATTTGGCCTATTTGGATTTAGTGTTACCAGGTTGGGTGACAAAAGAATCTACTCGTGTTATAATGCAAGAAGAAAGTATCGATCTAAATAAAGATCCCCGCAAGTCGGGAATGACAAAGGTAACAAGATTATGAAATTCAAAGTAAGCGAACTATTTTATTCAGCACAGGGCGAAGGACGCTATGTTGGCGTGCCGTCGATATTTTTGCGCATGTTTGGCTGTAATTTTACCTGTTCAGGGTTTGGATGCAAACCAGGTGAAAAGTCTACTGGTGCCGATGAGGTGGCCAAGACAGTACACATGTACAACACATTTGAGGAATTGCCCCTGGTGGCCACAGGCTGTGATAGTTATGCATCATGGCATCCAGCATTCAAACACCTGAGCCCCACATATACCGCTGATCAACTGGTGGAAAAGATGGCAGCACTACTGCCGCATGGTAACTGGCAGCAGCCCAATGGCAATCCTGTGCACCTGGTGATCACGGGTGGTGAACCGTTGCTGGGATGGCAACGTGCATATCCTGATCTACTAGACAAGTTGCACGAACTTGGCCTGCGACACATCACATTTGAAACCAATGGCACTCAAGAACTCAGCAGAGAATTTAAACAATATCTTGCTGCCTGGTTTGGAGAAATCACATTCAGTGTGAGTCCCAAACTGAGTGTGTCCGGAGAGAAATACGAAGATGCCATCAAGCCCGACATCGTCTGGGACTATGAAACATACGGTGTGACCTATCTCAAGTTTGTGGTTGAGAAAGTTGAAGATTTTGCTGAACTGGATCTTGTGACAGACGAATATCGACTGCGCGGATTCGGCGGTCCTGTATTTGTCATGCCTGTGGGTGGCACTAAGGAAGAATATGAGAGTAATTTAACTCGTGTTGCTGATATAGCACTAGCAAGGGGCTATTGGTTGAGCCCTCGATTGCATTGTTCTATTTGGGGTAATGGTTGGTCAAAATAATAAAATTAAACATGCAGGATATAATCTAATAGTAAAGTGGGGTAAATAATATGGGACTGTTTGATAAATTTTTTAAACCAACAAAACCGGTAGAAGCACCGCAAGCACCAGTGGCGCCCAAAATAAAAGTGGCGGCCAAAAGTGAAAAAGAAATTGCCACCTCAGCCGGAGAACCCTATGTGGCTATTCTCAAGATGGATATTGATCCCAACAACTTGCACCAGGGCAGTTTTGAACTGGACTGGAATGAGATCTTTGTGAGTCGACTGGTCAAGGCTGGTTACATGATCAAGCCCACGGACCAGGATGCGGACATTGTGGATCGTTGGTTCCAGACTGTGTGCCGTCATGTGGTGATGGAAACCTGGGAACAAGAACAAGCCATTATCAAGGGTGCAGGACAATACGTCAACACTCGAAACATTGGCGATGGCAGAACCGAAGTGTCATGATTTTCAATCACATCAAGCAACTCAAGACAGATGGCAAAAAAATTGGCATCACCTTTAGCACCTTCGACATGCTGCATGCAGGCCATATTGCCATGTTATCAGAAGCCAAGAATCACTGCGACTACTTGATCGCAGGACTACAAACTGATCCTACCATAGATCGTCCAGACACAAAAAATGCTCCTATTCAAAGCATTGTGGAGCGGCAGATTCAATTGGCAGCGTGTCGCTATGTAGACGAAGTAGTGGTGTATCAAACTGAACAGGATCTTGAAGATCTGTTGTTGATCCTGCCCGTGGATGTGCGCATTCTGGGTGTGGAATATCAAGGCATGGAGTTCAGCGGGCAAGATGAATGCGTAAGTCGAGGCATTGAACTGGTATTCAATGGCCGTGATCATTCATTCTCCAGCTCAAGCCTGCGGCGACGTGTGGTTGCTGCCGAGAGTCACAAGGTACTGTCACAGAAATGATCCTGTTTGCAAATGGCTGTAGTCATACTGCGGCAGCTGAGGCTGTGGTGACTCATGCCTGGGCCGAAGATGATGGCAACCTGTACCAGGCCGGACGAGGACCGCATCCGCTGAATCTAGCCGCAAGCTGGTGTACTGTGCTGGGCCAGGAGCTGGGACACCAGGTGATTTGTGCAGCACAGTCGGGTGGCAGCAATGATCGCACCATACGCACCACCAAAGACTGGATCAACCACAATCCCGACAAACTCCACGACACATTTATGGTGATACAATGGACCTCTTGGGAAAGAGAAGAGTGGTTTTATCAAGGACAAGATTATCAAGTCAATGCGTCTGGCTGGGACACTGTGCACCGGGACCTGCAGGAACGCTATAAAAATTATGTGATCAACATAACCTGGACAGAGAAAACAGCAGATGCACACCATAAGATCTGGGATATGCATTGCTATCTTGAACAACTGGGTATAAATCATTTGTTCTACAATGCCAACAGCACATTCAGTGATATTGCTCTGCTTGATCAGAAATCCTGGAACCGGCATTATATCAACCCATACAGCCTAACTGGCAGCTATGATGCTGTGCTAAGATACAACGGATTTGACTATGTGAATCCCAAAACATACCATTTTGATGCCAAGGCCCATTGCTTTTGGGCCAATTACGTGTTACAATACATTAAAGATAACCAACTACTAGGCACAAATGAAATACCTTCTGATTGACACTAGCAACATGTTCTTTCGAGCACGGCATCAGGCACACCGTGCTGCGGACTCCTGGACCAAGTTGGGTTTTGCACTATACTTGACCTTGATGAGTGCCAACAAGGTTGTGCGACGGTTCCAAGCAGATCATGTGATTTTCTGCCTAGAAGGACGTAGCTGGCGTAAAGATCACTACAAGCCCTACAAGGCCAATCGTGCTGTGGCTCGTGCTGCCATGAATGATGAACAGGCTGAAGAAGACAAGCTGTTCTGGGAAACCTATGATGAACTGACTAAATACTTGAGCAACAAGACCAATTGCAGTGTGATTCGTGAGCCCCAGGCCGAAGCGGATGACATCATTGCACGATGGATAGCCCTACACCCCCAAGACGAACACATAGTTGTCAGCTCAGATACAGATTTTGTGCAGCTGATCGCACCCAATGTCAAACAGTACAACGGTATCACTGATGAGCTGATCACGCTAGACGGCATATTTGATGTCAAAGGTCAACTGATCAAGGACAAAAAGACCAAGCTGCCCAAGACTGTGCCTGATCCTGCTTGGTTGTTGTTTGAAAAGTGCATGCGTGGCGATACCAGTGACAATGTGTTCTCGGCGTATCCTGGTGTGCGAACCAAAGGCACCAAGAACAAGGTTGGACTAGAAGAAGCATTTGGCGACATGGGCAAGAAAGGCTATGCCTGGAACAATCTCATGTTGCAACGTTGGACCGACCACAATGGTCTTGAACACAGAGTGCTGGATGATTACGAACGAAACCGTGCCTTGATTGACCTTACAGCACAGCCACAAGAGATCAAGGACTTGGTGGACGCTGCCATACGTGCTCAAGTGAGTCACAAGGACGTGGGCCAAGTGGGCAGTCACTTTTTGAGATTCTGTGGCAAGTACGAATTGGTCAAGTGCAGTGACTCAGCAGACAGCTTTGGACGCTGGCTAAATGAAACCTACAAAGGAGTATTGAATGAACAGCATAATAGCTAAACCCGTGATAGCAGACAGGTACTGGATACTTAAAAAAGACAACCGCAAGATTGGTCAAATTGAAGCTGATGCAGAAGGCATTGTTGTAAAAATTCAAAACACAGTGCAACGATACAAAACGCTCAAGATGGCGGGTCGTGCTGCTGGCATTGAATTTGCAGATCAAGAGTCCGTTACTCCGCCACAAGATCAACAGGCCTATGGTTATGACACTGGTGGCATAGTACACAATGCCATGTGGGATGTCACACATCGATTGCCACTGTTTACCAGGGACGACAAATCCAAGTCCTGGTTTGCTGCTGGCTGGTACCAGGTAAAACAACATCGCACCTGGAAAACTGTGCAGAATCCCAAGTTGATCACACTACAACGATATGCCTATCAAGGCCCTTTTCACACCAAGGAACAAGCAAATGAATCCTTATGACTTTAAAGAAGATGTAAAAACTGTTACTGGCAACGAGATTGAGTATTATAATTTTATAGATGAAAACTATTTAAATATATGTGCTAACGCTCGAATACTAGAAGTAGGGCCGCATTCTGGAAAGCATACTAAATTAATTGCAAAACATGCACCGTGTTACTTAGAATGCATTGAAGGAAATATAGTTCACCAATCTACATTGGAAAATATTCCTGGAGTAGACAAAGTTGTAGTTGATGACGTTTGGCTTATGAGAGATGCTAAACCATTTGATGTTGTAATTTGTTTTGGTGTGTTGTATCATCATCATAGTTCATTACATTTGTTGGAACTATTTGTAAATTATAATACACCAAAATACATAATGCTTGATTGTGTAACTGCCGAGCATCCGTTAGCTTATCTACCAGAAGATATTAATATTAGCGGGTCAAGACAACTTCGAAAATCTTGGAAGCATTGTGGGGTTAATTTTAAAACTCCCTTCTTTATTATTAATCAATCATTGTCAAATATGGGATATAATTTAAAAATATCACATAAACTACAAACCAGTTATTATCCAAAATCTAATGGCTGGGTAGCACTTTGGGAACTTCGGGAGAACTCATGACAAATCCCTTTAGAGATCAAGAAAAATTCATGCGGGCCTGCGACCAAACAGTCGGTGGCGAGTTTGACAAAGATCAATTCGACTTATATGTTTCGTTGATCGATGAAGAAATTAGAGAATTGTATGAAGCAATTACAGCACACGATAAAGTTGAAACTCTAGATGCCCTGATTGACATCCTGGTTGTGACTATTGGTGCTATTCACTCTATGGGTGCCGATGGCGAAGGAGCCTGGAAAGAAGTCATGAGCACCAACTTTGCCAAGATTGACAAAAAGACCGGCCTAGTGCGAAAACGAGAAGATGGCAAGGTTCTCAAGCCCATTGGTTGGACTGCGCCCAAACTGGCTCAGTTTTTAACAACCAATCATGATACCAAGCAGGCCCAAGAATGAGCCTGCACATCAATCGATTTGTTGATTCAATCAAGGCACACGAAAGTCGCGGACAAAAAGACTTCACAATGACCATGCGTGATGCCAAGGACCTGCATGCTGACATAACCAAACTGTTGATGACACTTGCGGCCATGCGAACTGCGCCAGTTGAGAACACAGTAACCGAAGTGGTTCTGGATGGTGGATCATTTAAAAGCACATAGTTAATGGCATAAATAATGCTATGAGTAGACCCAAGCCTCAAGTGCTGATTGAGCACATAAACAAGCAAACCTACAAGACCGAGCAAGTGTTGGCCAGCGAAGGCGTGTGGGCAGTGTTCTACGACGCCAAGCCCATCAATCTCAAAACTGCAAACATGCTGACTCAGTATCCCGGACCCAAGTATAAAAAAGTCAGTTTTTCAAATCCTGGTCACGCAAAAAATCTGGCCAAAAAACTAAACACACAGTTCAAAACAGACAAGTTCACAGTGGTGCTATTGACTCAGGGGGCGCAGATATACCCCGATGTTCGATAAACTTCAACTCACTCGTCAGATAATAGATCAGCTGCCCGGGGATGATTGCCCCGTGCTTGAAGAAGCATTTGCCGCTTGGTGGATGGATTCTCGTGAAGGCAAGGGCATGCGACTGACCACAGCAGGTTATCAGGCCATTACCACACTTGATATTGCGATGTATGTGTTTGATACTCCCCTGGCAATTCCGGCTCTGTTGCCCAGACACCTGTTGCTGCTGGACCGAAAACTGGATTGCCCCTACTATCTCAAAATAGGAAAGAAACAGCAGATCACCTTGTTTGGCAGTGAGCAGGCCCTGATGCTGACCATGTACGGGGATTTGAACAGATTCATGCGGTATCTGGAACGCACCTAGCGGTTGACCATTATTGCCCAAAATGCTATAATATGGGCATACGCAAAAAGGAGCCGGAGATGAACAAACGAATCGCAGAACTTTACGACCAGGCTATCATAATTGAAAATGGTGGAGATTATGTGTGTGGTGAATTGGATCCAGAAAAGTTCGCTAACTTGATTGTGGCTGAATGTGCCGAAATTGCACTAGTTGATGGGCAAGCCACTGGCAACTTTGAGCTTTTCAACAAGATTTCAAGGCATTTTGGGGTGAAATAATTCGGTTGCCCAATATTCGCCGAAATGCTATAATACACGTATGGAAGCAAAAAACACACCCCGTAAAAAGCGAACAGATCGTACACATGTTATCTACATGCTGCAATCTGGTGCTGATTTCTACATTGGCGTTACTGCCAAGACTGCCAGCACAGTGAACCGAAGTGTGCAGACTCGTTTCAACAAGCACGTTTATCGCAGCAGAACTGAAGACAAGAGCTGGGCACTGTATGAGTGCATGCGCGAGCGCGGTGCAGACAGTTTCACAGTGGTGATCGTGGACGTGGTGCGCGGCAAGTCAGCTGCTCACGCACTAGAGCGCGAACTCATACGTGAGCATCGACCCAACTTGAACAGCGATGTTCGTGGGTGCTGATCGGGTTGACCATTATTGCCCGAAATGCTATAATACATACATACACAGCAACAAACAGGAGTTGATATGAGCGAAGTAAAAGAACCCGTGGTAATGCCAGTGTGCCCGTTCTGCAAGACCACAATGACACCACAGTATTTCTCAGGATACTACGAGTCGTTCTCCATGTGGGAATGTGAGTGCTTGGAAATTCCGGGTGCGGAAAAAGTGTCAGGCTCATACGCATAAGGAGCCATGAATGAACGAACAAATCCAAGAACTTAAAAAGCAGGGCAAAGAACCTTCAATTAAAAAGGTTAAAAAACGTATGAAAGAAACAAACAACAAAAGTTTTTATCAAGCTCGTGAACAGATGCGTAACGAGGAATATGGTCCTTTGCCTCCTGGGTATTCTTCTTGGGGAATGTATTGGAAATCACTATGAACGAACAAATTCGACAACTAAGTTGTCGACGACAACTACTGGCCCTTGCTTACGAGCAGGAAGATCAAGTGTTTGGCTCCAGTGAGCGTGACGAGTTTGATTGCCTCATTGCCCTGATTGAAGATGGCACCATCGACACCTTTGAAGAACTTGCACGTTACGGAGTCAAACGATGAACGAACAATTTAGAAAACTATTGGACCAGGCTCGTGAATTAGCCGATGAAGTGTTTGAT